GGGTACCAGGGAGACCGGAGAGCGGGGGTAAAAAACAGCGGGCCGCATGCGGGAGGGGGGTGTAGAAATGGCAAAGGGACCCAGCAAAAAGGAGCTTGGCCGCTTCGCGGATACCTATAAAGCGGCCAGCAGGGAGCAGCAGCAAATCTGCCTCCAACTGATTCTGAACGCGGTGTTCATGGAGGAGCAATTGACCCAGCTTCAGGCCAAAATTCGGGAGAACGGGGTCAAATCCGAGTATCAAAACGGCGAAAATCAGTGGGGCGAAAAGAAGTCTGTGGAGGTGGATGTCTACAACGCCATGATCAAAAACTACGCCGCCGTGATCCGCCAGCTGGGGGATATGCTTCCCCAGGCGCCGCCGGCTGACGACGACCTCGTACAGTTCCTGAAAAGCCGGGGCGGTGGGGGCCGTTGACCGACCTGGAGCGATATTGTACCGGCATCCTGGATGGTAAGATCGTGGCCTGCAGGCGGATGAAGCAGGTGGCGGAGCGGCTGCTGGAGGATCTGGCAAGCCCGGGGGAGTTCCATTTTGACCCGGATATCGCTGCCCGGCACATCGACTTCATCCAGCAGTTCTGCAAGGTGCCGTCTGGCCGCCTGGGGACGCCCCTGAAGCTGGAGCTGTTCCAGCGGGCCCGCCTGGAGGCGGTTTTTGGATTTGTGGACGACAGCGACCTGCGCCGCTACAACGAGGTGCTGATTGTCGAGGGCCGGAAGAACGGCAAGACCACCGAGACGGCCGCTATTGAGCTGGATCTGCTGGTCAACGATGGGGAGGGTTCCCCGCAGATCTACAACGTGGCCACCAAGCTGGACCAGGCCCGCCTGGGCTATGAGGCGGCGGTGAAGATGCGGCAGCTCTCCCCCATGCTGGCCAAGCACCTGCGCAAGCGGGTGTCGGACATCTACAACCCCATGAACATGGGGTATATCCGCCCAATGGCGTCCAACACCTCCAGTCTGGACGGCCTGGACGCCCACGGGGCCACCATCGACGAGCTGGCCGCCATCAAAAACCGCGACCTGTACGATCTGATCAAGCAGGCCATGGGCGCCCGGGATCAGCCCCTGCTCTTCGTCATCACAACCAACGGGTTTGTGCGGGGCGGCATCTTCGATGCGCAGTATCAATACGCCTGCGACATCCTGGAAGGGAAGGCCGACAACCCCCGGTTCCTGCCCTTCCTGTACGAGCTGGACGACCGGGCGGAATGGGATAACCCGGACTGCTGGGAGAAGGCCAATCCGGGGCTGGGTACCATCAAGAGTCGGCAGTACCTGGCCGAGATGGTGCAGAAGGCCAAGGACGACCCCAGCTTCAAGCCCACCGTGATGGTCAAGGACTTCAATATGCCCCAGACCAGTGAAGCGGCGTGGCTCCGCTGGGAGGAGCTGGACAACCCGACCACCTTTGACCTGCGCTTTGATTACGGCATCGGCGGTTTTGACGCCGCCGACACCACCGATCTGAACGCGGCCAAGGCCATTTGTATGCGGCCGGATGACCCGAACATCTATGTGCGCTCCATGTACTGGATCCCCAAGGCGGTGCTGGAGGAAGCCGAGCGGGCGGGCAGCCGTCGGGAGCGTGACAATGTGCCCTATTCCCTATGGGTGGAACAGGGATATATGCGCACCTGCCCAGGCCGGAAGTGCGATAAGCACATCTTCCTGGAGTGGTTCAAGGAGCTGCGGGACAATGAGGGGCTATATATGCTCTACATCGGATATGACCCATGGCACATCGACGACAGCCTGCTCCGGGAGTTCCGGGCGGAGTTCGGGCCGGACTCCATGATCCCGGTACGCCAGGGGCCGGCCACTCTGTCCCAGCCCATGAAAGACCTGGCGGCAGACTTCCGGGATCACCGGGTGCTCTACAACAACAACCCGGTGGACAAGTGGTGCCTGGTCAACAGCGAGGCGAAAACTGACGTGAACGGAAACATCCAGTTGGTCAAGTCCCTGGACCCCCGCCGGAGGGTGGACGGAACCGCCGCCCTGCTGTGCGCCTATACGGTGCTCCAGGACAAGAAAGACCTGTATATCAACCTGAACTGAGGTGAGACCATGGGGCTGCTGGAAAAGCTGTTCCCTCGAAAAACCGCCGAGGCCGCGGTCTATACCTACTTCAAGACCCTGGGCGGGTATGCGCCGGTCTATACCTCTTTCGAGGGTGGCGTCTACGAGATGGCCCTGACCCGGGCCTGCATCCACACCTTCGCCACCCATGTCAGCAAGCTCAAGCCCGTGGTGAAGGGCCCGGCCAGCCGTCGGCTGGAGCGTACCCTGCAGTTCCAGCCTAACCCGTGGATGGACACAAAGAAATACCTGTACCGGCTGGCCACGATCTACAAGACAGAGAACACAGCGTTCATCATCCCAGTGTACGAGGACGTGGCCAATCTACGCCTGTCCGGGTTTTATCCGATCCTGCCTTCCCAGGCGGAAATTTTGGAGGGCGCCGGAGGCCAATACATACGATTCCGCTTTCCCTCCGGGGGCACAGGAGCAATGGAGCTGGATCAGGTGGGCATCATGACCCAGTTCCAGTACCGGGATGATTTTTTCGGGGAGAGCAATGGAAGGGCGCTGCGGCCTACCATGGAGCTGATCAATGCGCAGACACAGAGCATTGTCAACGGGGTAAAGGCGTCGGGCTCGGTGCGCTTCCTGGCCCGCCTGGCCAACGTGCTGAAGCCGGAGACCATGAAGGCCGAGCGGGACCGGCTGGTGCAGGACAACCTGACGCCGGACAACGCCGGCGGCGTGATGATCTTCGACTCCAAGTATGCCGACATCAAGCAGATTGACAGCAAGCCCTACATCGTGGACGAAAAGCAGAGTGCCCAGATCCGGGAGTCGGTCTTTGACTACTTCGGAATGTCGGATGCCATCCTGCAGAACAAATACACCCCAGACCAGTGGTCGGCCTACTACGAGGGCCAGGTGGAGCCCTTCGCCATTGAGGCGGGGCTGGTACACACCAACATGGCCTACACCCCGGCAGAGGTGGCCCGGGGAAAGGAGATTGATTTCTCGGTCAACCGCCTCCAGCATATGACCATGACGGACAAGCTGGAGACGGTGACCCAGCTCTTTGACCGGGGCATGATGAACATGGACGAGGGCCGGGAGGTATTCCAGCTCCCCGCCCTGGACACCCCGGAATCTCGGAAGTATTACATCCGGCGGGACTACGCCGAGGTGAATGTGCTGGGGAACGAGCCCCCGGCTGTGGAAAAAACGGAGGTGGACGACGGTGCCGGTTTGCAAGGATCGGGAGTATCGGGCCATGAGCCTGCTCCTGCCGCCCCAAGCGGCGGAGAAGCGGCTGGACAGTGAGTATTACGTGGAGGGCTACGCCACCACGTTCGACGACCCCTATGTGCTCTATGAGTACGACGGGGTGAAATACCGGGAGAAGATTGACCGCTACGCTCTGGATGGGGCGGATCTCTCCGACGTGATCATGCAGTACGGCCATGCCGGACGGGTGCTGGCCCGCAACAGCAACGGTACGCTGCTGCTGGAGCCCAACGAGCGGGGCCTGTTCATCGCGGCCGACCTGTCCAAGAGCGAGGCGGCCCGCAGCATGTACGAGGAGATCGGCAGCGGCCTGGTCACCCGGATGTCCTGGGCGTTCCGGGTGGAGAAGGACGCCTACGACCGGGCCACCAGGACCCGGACTGTTCTCAAAATTGCGAAGGTCTACGACGTGTCCGCCGTGTCTGTACCGGCGAACCCGGCGACCGAAATATCCGCGCGTTCCTACTTCGACGGAGTGATCGAACGGGAGCGGCAGGAGCAGCTGGCGGCAGAGGCCGCCGCGCGGAGGAAGCAAAGGCTGAAAGTTTACTTGGAGGTAATCAGGAAATGAAAAAGAGCCAGAGCAAGCTGAGAGGCATCGGCCTCCAGTTCTTTGCCGCCCCGGGCGGCCGTCTCAACGAGATTGAGACCAGACTGAGTGCCATCGCCCAGGAGCTGGAGAAGGACGACGCCGACGTGGAGGCCTTGGAGCGGGAGACCAGGTCACTGAAGGAGGAGAAGGACGCCATTGTCCAGGACGCGGAGCGGCGCCGCAAACTGCGGGAGCAGATTGCCGCCGGCGGCGGCCGGGTGGTGCGCACCTTCGGCGATGAAGGCCGGGAGGAGCGCACCTACGGTATGGAGACCCCGGAATACCGCTCCGCATGGCTGCGGAATCTGCAGGGCCTGGAGCTGACCGTGGAGGAGAGGGCGGCCGTGACGGCCTCCGCCGCCATCCCCACCCAGACCATGAGCAAGATCATCCACCGGCTGGAGTTGACGCCTCTGATCCAGGCGGTGGACGTGACCTACATCCCCGGCAACGTGACCTACCCCATCGAGAAAACGGTCAACGCCGTCGGCTGGGTGGAGATGGGCACCGCCGCCACCGACAGCGCCGACGCCATCGACTCCATCACGCTGGTCGCCTACAAGCTGATCAAGACCGTGGAGATCACCGCCGACGTCAAGGCTATGACCATCGACGCCTTCGAGGACTGGCTGGTGGCCCGCCTGGGCAACAAGCTGTCCGTGGCCGTCTGCGTTGCCATCGCGGCGGGGACCGGCTCCAACCAGGCCACCGGCCTGACCAAGAGCGGGGAGATTACCAACACCGGCACGTTTACCAAAGCCGGTATGACCTACAAGGATCTGATGAAGATCATCGCTGCCGTGCCCACGCAGTATCTGCCCAACGCCAGCTTTGCCATGCCCCGGGCCCTGTTCTACTCCGACCTGCTGGGCATGGTGGACGCGCAGAACCGCCCCATCGTGGTGGCCGACGTGCAGAGCCCCGCCAAGTTCAACATCCTGGGGTACCCCGTCATACTGGAGGATAGCTTCCCCAAGGACAACCTGGTGTTTGGCGACCTGAAGGAGGGCTACAAGTTCAACTTCGCTATGGCACCCGAGGTGCGCAGCGACGAGTCCGTGGGCTTCCGCACCGGCTCCACCGTCTACCGGGTAATGGCGCTGGCTGATGGCAAGCCCGCCGACAAGAACGCCCTCACCCTGTTCACCAGAGATGCGTCTGGTGGTGGCGGCTAAAATGACGACCGGCGGCCCCGGCATCGGGGCCGCCCAGGTCTATGGGAGGGATCAGCATGACACAAGTACCGGATCTGCGGCGGGCCCTGCGCATCTCCAACGACCGGCTGGATCAGGAAATCCGGGACACCATTGATGCGGTGGTGCTGGATCTCCGGACGGCGGGGGTGGTGAGCGGCGACGTGGACGCCCTCACCGGAATGGCTGTCAAGCTGTACGCCAAATGGAAGTTTGACTTTCTCGGCAAGGGGGAGCAGCACCACCAGGCGTATGAGAGTTTGAAAGCCGTCCTGGCCATGGACGAGGGGTACAACACCGCAAAGGAGGACGGCAGCGATGGATGACGTGCTGGTGCTGATCGGGGCGGACATCCAGACCAACGACCTGATGGAGCAGGTAGAGGGGGACAGCGTCCGCTCGGAGGTGTTCGGTCGGGTGGAGTCGGTGACCCGGGCGGAGTGGTTCGACGGGGGCCGCGAGGGCATGAAGCCCGCTCTGGTGTTTATCACCCCGGCGGTCAACTACAGTGGTGAGCCGGAGGCCGAGCTGCACGGCGTGCGCTACCGCATCTATCGCACCTACCGGAAGCGGGACACCGATGAGGTGGAGCTGCATCTGGAGGAGAAGGCGGGGGTAGCCCATGGCTAGAATCCGGCTGGACGCCCTGGCGGGTGCCATCGGGGCGGAGCTCTCCAGCTATGGCCAGGAGGTCACGGATGAGGTCAAGCGCGTGGTCAAGGCTGCCGGAGAGGACTGCAAGAAGGACATCCAGCGCCGGAGCCCCAAGCGCAAGGGGGACTACCGAAAAGGGTGGCGCTCTACCGTGGCCTATGAGGGCACAGACGGCATCCGCGTTCAGGTGCACAACAAAACGAAGGGGCAGCTCACCCATCTGCTGGAGAACGGCCACGCCAAAGCCAGCGGGGGCCGGGTGAACGGTACGCCCCACATCCGGCCCGCTGAGCAGGCGGTGGAGCGGGAGCTGCTCCAGAAGCTGGAGGAGGCTCTGCAATGACACAGAAGGAGCTTGCCCAGCGCTTGGCGGCAACAGGGCTGCCGGTAGCCTACCGGGCCTTCCGCACCCGGCAGGCCCCGCCCTTTATCTGCTATCTGTACGTATATGACAGCCAGTTTTTTGCGGACAACGAGATGTACTATTCCACCGGCCACTACCAGGTGGAGCTCTACACCAGCACCAAGGACCTGGCGGCTGAGGCGAAGGTGGAGGCCGCCCTGGACGGGTTGTGCTGGGAGAAGTCAGAGGAGTATATCGATGCCGAGAAGATTTATCAACTGACCTACGAAATTGAGGTGTAACTATGCCTACTAACAAAGCCAACAAGGTCAAATTCGGCCTGAAGAATGTCCACTATGCCATGCTGACCGAAGCCGACGGCGGAGAGGTCACATATGGCACGCCGGTGGCTATCCTCGGCGCGGTCAACTTGTCCATGGACGCCCAGGGAGACACCAGTACGTTTTATGCCGACGATATGGCCTACTATGTCACCTCCGCCAACGACGGCTACAGCGGCGATCTGGAGATCGCCGTGATCCCTGACAGCTTCCGGAAGGACGTGCTTCAGGAGACAGAGGACGATACGGACAAGATCTTGGTGGAGAACGTGAACGCAGAGCCAAAGCCCTTCGCCCTGCTCTTTGAATTCGCCGGCGACCAGAAGGCAGTGCGCCACGTGCTCTACAATTGCGCTGCCACCCGGCCAAGCCTGACCGGCGCCACCACCACAAACACCAAGGAGCCCAGCACGGAGACCATCACCATCACGGCCTCCCCCCTCTCCAGCGGCGTCATCAAGGCAAAGACTACCCCGGATACCCCGGACGAAAAGTACAACGCCTGGTATCAGTCTGTTTGGCAGCAGGGCGCCGCAGCCGGCGGCGGAGGAGGTTAAGTCATGGAGAAGTTTATCCGTATTGACGGCCGGGAAGTGCCCTTTCGGGCCACCGCGGCCGTCCCCAGACTCTACCGCATTAAGTTCGGCCGGGACATCATGCAGGACATGCGTGATTTACAAGCTGCCATAGAGAAATCAGAGAGCGGGGAGCAGCCCATTCCAGTGAAGCTGCTGGAGGTATTCGAGAATGCGGCCTATCTGATGGCCCGTCATGCAGACCCGGATATGAAAGAGCACAGTGTGGAGGAATGGCTGGACACCTTCGGCACCTTCTCTATCTATGAGGTATTCCCGCAGCTGTTGGAGCTTTGGCAGCTTAATAACCTGTCCATCGGAGAAAGCAAAAAAAAACGAACCCAGTAGACCGGGAAATGACCACGGCCCTGTTCTTGCTGCGAGCGGCACAATTGGGTATACCAATCCGGGATCTAGAACTGCTGACCATCGGCATGGTGACCGACATGCTGATCGAGGCGGGGAACGACGATTGCGAGTATGACCGTTTGCCCACGCAGGCGGATTTTGACGGGTTTTAGTGAGGTGACAGCATGGCGCGCAACCGAATTAAGGGCATCACCGTAGAGATTGGCGGCGATACCACAAAACTGGACAAGGCTCTGGCTGGCACTAATAAGCAGCTCTCTGCCACGCAAAAATCACTGAAAGATGTGGAGCGACTGCTTAAACTTGACCCTGGGAACACAGAGCTGTTGGCACAGAAGCAGCAGCTACTTGCGCAGGCAACAGAAAGCACGGCACAGAAGTTGGAGACATTGCGACAAGCGGCACAGAGTGCCGACGCCGCGCTCCAAAGGGGACAGGCATACCAAGAAAAATACGAACCGCTCAAAGCGGAACTGGATGCAGTAGCAGCCTCAATGAAGGGCATGGAGGCAAATGCCGCCGCCATGAATGCCAAATTAGAGGCTGGGCAGATTTCTACCGACCAGTATGATGCCTTCAACCAAAAATTGGAGGAAACCCGCAAGAGATATCAAGAACTCCAGCAAGCGGTCAAAAAACTAGATAAAGAGTTTGCTGGAGCAAAGATAGACCGAGGCCAGTATGATGCCCTCCAGCGCGAGTTAGCGGAGACAGAACGAGAGTTGAAGGACACACAAAAAGCTTTCGATAATTGTGCCAGCGGGATGGACGAGTTCGGCAGGAATGCTGAAAATGTGTCTCAAAAGGCTGGAAAGATTAAAGATGCCTTCGCACCAGTAACGGCAACGATCGGAGGGATAGGAGCGGCCGTGTTGGCTACGGTTCCGGCCACAGAGGAGTTCCGTGCTGACCTCTCGCTCCTAGACAACAACGCTCGTCAGGCGGGGGTAGGTATTGACGCGGCACGCCAGGCATTTATGGATTTCAATACTGTATCCGGTGAAACTGATAGCAGTATCGAAGCCGTATCCAACTTACTCCAGGCTGGATTTACTGAGAGCAATCTGCAAATCGCAGTTGAGGGGCTCGCCAATGCTGCGGCAACATTTCCCGACACCCTAAAGATTGAGAGTTTGGCGGACAGCCTGCAAGAAACACTTGCCACAGGTTCGGCCACAGGACAATTTGGCGAGCTGTTGGACCGTCTTGGATATGGCGCGGAAAACTTCTCTGCAAATCTGGCCCTCTGCAACACAGAATTAGATCAACAGAAGCTGGCTCTGTCTGTGCTTGTAGATGGCCCTCTACGTGGAGCATATGAGGGATGGCGTCAAAATAACGAGGGCCTAGTTCAGAATCGAGAAGCCAGTCTGAAATTACAAACGTCCATTGCAGAACTGGCCGAAAGTGTGCAGCCACTTGTGACTCAATTGACGGAACTAGCGACACAGTTCCTGGATTGGTTTAACGGGCTGGATAGCGGAACTCAAAAAGTAATTGTTGGGATTGCGTTACTGCTGGCGGCGATCAGCCCAGTGGCTGGAGTAGTTGAAACGGTCTCAGGTGTATTATCCAAACTAAGCACGATTACGGGTGGTCTCGGAGGGAAACTGGCTATTGTAGTGGTCGCTATAGGCGTCTTTGTCGCATTGGCGGCCAAGATAGCGTCAGTATGGGATAGCATGTCTGGAGCTGAAAAGGTTATTTCAATTCTTGGATTGGTGGCGTCAGCTGCTATTGCTGCGGCTATTGCTGTGGGTGCCTTCCAGTCAGCCCTTACGCTTGGTATTGCAGCAGCGGCCATTGCGGCAGGTATTGCTGCGATTATGCTCTCAATTAACTCCGCAACAAAACGGGCAAATCAAGCATCGCAAGATCTCCAGAAAGTTGCAGCTTCCGGTGGACGCTCTTCTGCTTATGGAGATATACCTGGTTTAGCTAGTGGCGGCGTAGTGCCGCCCAACGATCCGTTCTTGGCGGTGCTGGGCGACAACAAACGCGAGACCGAGATTGTGGCACCCTATTCTGCTATCAAGCAGGCGGCCGGAGACGCCTTCGACGAGCGGGGCGGTGCTTCTAGAGCAGGCGGTACAGCGATAGCGTATTTGTACCTGGATGGTGTGAAGGTGGGCCGGGCGGTTTATCCCTATATCCAGGGTGAAACTACCCGCTTGGGCACGAAGCTGGTAGGGGGTCGTCGGTAATGGTCACACTTGATAATGTCCAGTACAAAGTAAGGGTAAAAATCAGAAGTTTGAACCGCTCCTTTCGTATCGAAGAGAGTGAACGGAGCGGGGCGGTAAAGTCCGGAGACTATTTCCGGGACATCATTGGGACGTACTATGACTATGAAATGGAAGTAGAGCCGGACCCTTCGGCACCAGAGGACTACGACGCATTCTATGAAATGATCAGCGCCCCGGTAGAATCACATTCCGTTGTTGTACCATACGGTCAGGGGACTATGACATACGATGCCATGGTGAGCACTGGAGATGATACCAAAAGGGACAAAATCAACGGGGTCACCCGCTGGACAGGGTTAAAGGTCAAATTTTCCGCGAAGAAACCCCAAAGGAGGCCGGCATGAGCGCCACGGTTAATAAACTGGTTTATGGAGACTTGACCTTTACGGATGACGAGATCCAAGACGGAGAAGTTTATGA